TGGCTTTGCCGTTGCGGTGTCGTAAGCCATGCTCAGCACGGCGCGGTTCTCATCGCTCAGGTTTGCCGCAGCAATCCCGAGACTTTCAAGCCATTCTTCAAAGGACGGCATATAATTTCCCTTCATGGCTGCGGCTGCAGCTAAGTTAACTGTGGTCGTCGAGTCCGCCCCGACGGGAAGGACGCTCGTCTCTCTCAGTGATGCGGATCGTGCGACAATGCACGGCCCCGTAAATGATTGGCCGTTGACCTCGACCGTTTGGCCGGGCTCGATCTCGATTGAATCTGTGACTAGAGCCCCAATTGAGGCTTGCCACGTGTGCCCGGCGGCGGCTTGTGCGATTACTTGACGGCAGATTTCGCTTTGGCCGGTAACGAGCCCCGACATCACGAGGCTTTTGCCGTCGTTTTGGATGGAATCTGTCAGCCCCAGCGTGGCTTCGACTGTCTTTTTGTGGTCGAGAAGGATCGGAATTTGATGGTCTAAAACCAGCCCCGCCAAGTCGATGATTACCGGGTACGGAAACCCCTCGACATTGAGTAATCCGCCCGAATACGCGAGAATTTTGAACCGTTTTTGTCCAGTTTTTGGCGCGTTTTTGGATGCGTTGAGCTGGATTGCGGCGGTGAAATTCAGTTTTTTCATTGTGGTGTCACCTGCGGAAATCTGGCTTGTGCTGGTTGCGGCGGAACTGGCTGTGGCGTTAGCCCAAAAGTCTGGTCAAACACCGCTTTTTTGTAATCCGCCACCGTCACGCCGAACGCTGCGGCGGAACTGGCGGCTCCGGTTTCCCAATCCATTCCGTTCTCAGAATAGACTTGGGAAATAGAACACTGACCCGTTGAAATTCGCTGTGCGTTGGTGGATACGGTGTCTGCTGGATCGATGTCCGGCAGCGGCGGCCAGTTCCACTCGTGTCTGATTTCGTTGATTGGCGGCCCACCTGCCAGCAAGCCTGGAACGAAGACAGCAGCTTCCAGAAACCACTGAAATACCGGCTCGACTATGGTTAGCTCAAAGTGATTTTGCTCGGTCTCTACTTCCGGTCGCCATACGTTTCGAATGTCGCCCTTATAGCTGGAGAAGTTGCTATCTTTTGCGGTCCCGGCTGCCAGCGCGTACGGCATGTTCGTACAACGGCAGAAGCTCATTAACGCCTGGCGTTGGAACATCTCGTAGAGCGGCCCCGGTTGTTTCGGCTCGATCTGACCGAGATCCCACCCCTCGGGAATTACCGTCAGCATGTTGCGAGCGAGCTCCATTTCTGCGAAGTCGGTCGGCGCGGCTGCAGGATCAACGGCGGCGGAATTCGATTTCATGTAGATCGCAAAATTGGCGGCACTTTCTGCGGAAAAAAGCGTCGCCAATTCCTGCCGGCGCATAATCGGTAGCGTCTGCAACGACGGCGTGACTCGCGGAATCCCTCGCGTCTGCCCCGGTCGTTCGGCACGGAATAAATGCAGCACCTCGTTGGCCGAATACCATTCACCTTTGAGCGTCGATACGGGGATGTTCGAGCCGGGGTGATGATCGTAGACGTAGTATTCGATTTCGTTCGTGTTCGCGTCGAACCTCACCCCGTCATCAACGTACGCATCCTGCAGGATTGCACCCGTCCATGGTGTAGCGATCTGTTCGGTTTCAAATATTTTTAGGTCGAGCGACAGCGGATAGTTACGAGGACGTTCGGCACGCATAATAAACGATTCGCCGTCCCGAAACTCAGCCCCGTAGACGGTTCGGTATTTCGATGCCAGCTTGATTTTTTTTGACCACGCATCGTAGGCAAGCTCAAGTCGCTGATTGAACTCCGGGTTGGCCGTCATCACCTGAAGTCGCGGCCCTCGTCCGATGATGTGGTTGACGGCAGTGCGAATCATCCCCGAGTACCACGAATTGTTCGCGGCCTCGTAGCGGGATCGGATGCGGATTACCCGGCGAACACCCGGCGAAAGCTCAGCACGGGCAGACAAATTGTCGGTCGCGGCCCAATGGTTTTTGTTTTCTCGCGTTGTTTGCGCGATGTCGAACGTGGCTCGCAACGGCTTCGGCCGGCGAAAGAAATCGAGGATGCCCATTATTGAGCCCCCGGCGGGACGATTTTCATGAACATCGTCTTGAGCGCCTTGGCCGGTGATGCGGCTGCGGCGTTGGCTCGACCGTATTTGTCGGCGGCGATTTGATCAGCCAGCGATCGATTGGAGACACTGACCCCATCGCCAGACATTGACTGCGGCTTGATGGCATCGGCGGCGATTTGGTCTGAAAGTGTGGTCATGCACGGAGAATAAATTTCTCAACGTGCGATGAAAATACCACATTGCTACGGGTAACAATTCAATTAAAATATTTTCTAACGTCGCGAGTTTTGATTCTTCGCTCGCTCGTCACGTTCAGTTTTCCGCAGTGGTTGCATCGCCTTTCGCGCAGCGTGAACCCCTCGGACTGGGTTGTCCTGCAGACGGATGTCAGCACCTGACCGCATCCCCCGCACTCGATCCCATGCCCCGGCATTTTAAATTCACGTCGTTCATTCATCGTCGCACCGGCATTACGAATGTTCGTCGCTCCTTTTGTTTGACCTCGGTGCCTGGAACGCACACGCCTAGCATTGAGGCTGCCACACAATTCCCCACGTAGGCATCAAGCCAGTCGTTATCGCGTCCCGGCAGTGCCTCCCATGTTACGCCTGCTGATCCGTCATAGACAATGGTTTTGGATTGCTCGGCAGTAAAATGCTCCGCTAGCATTTGATGCTCGTGCTCATGCGACCCCGGCAGCAGCACAGCAGACGGAGCCCCCGGAATGGTTTCGAGTCGTCTCGCCCCGATCGACTTGAATTGATTGGCGTCGAAGTCGACGCACACCGGCGACTGGCTTCGTCGCTCGACCCAGTGCGATCCGGTATTGCGATCCTTGTTGGGGTCCCCGTAATAGTGGACTGGTTTTTTTCCCGGCTTCGGCCCAAATCCTTTTGACGGCCTGATCCGGTTTTTATTTGCCGAAAGACTGACTTGAGATTCGATAAGCCTTTTTTGTCCACCATCCGACCAATCCTTCAGGATTAAATCCATCTGTCTCGGAACTCCGATTTCGTCTCGCCAATCCTGCAGCAGCATCGCGTCGAGGTGATTGTGGGCGTGGACGAATGCTTCCTCCCAGCTTCGGCCCGGAAGTTTTGACTCGATCGTGTGCGGTAGTTCGCTCTTGTAAAATTCACGTCGCCCCTGATCTGGCCACGTCCCATAGTCAACGATCCAGCCGGTAAAGTCTTTTTGCCAAGCGACCACCATCCACCACAAAACGTGATCGGACGAGTCCACAAATGCGGTTAGGTACTGCGATTTAGCCGGTACGATCCCACGCGGGATCCCCGACAGTCTGCGAGTGATTGCGACCCCGTTGAGCTGTGTCAGCCCGCTAGCTGGCGGCGCCCCTTCCTGTTGCAGTTCGCATCGAAAAAAGTCTGGCTGAAGCGAGCGGATGGTCATGCACCACTGCAGCGCGGAGATGAATTCCTCTGGCTTGTCTTCCTCCCAAGACACGGCCCCGCCCTCATCAAGATCGGCGCGATTGTCCCGATAGAACGCGGTCGCCATCGCGAACCCGTCTTCCGGTTTGTCTCCGTCCCGCAGCAAGTCCTCGTATTCTTTCCATCTCGCTTTGTTAGTCGGCTCATGAATCAGCACCGGGTATTTCGAGCCATCCCAATCGGCGTGCCTTTCCCGGTCGCAATATCGCATCGTCAAATCATCGACCTCGCGGACTGTACAGACCATGATTGCCGCGATCGTCTCCCCGAGTCCCGCCAGCCCCATGAACGTGGTGTCGATTTTGTTTTCGCGGCTGTCGGTTTGCAGCGGCGATTTGGCGGACTGCGGCGTTTGGACGTCGTCGAATATGAGCAAGTCCGGCCGGATAACTTTTCCGGTGTCGTCCACAAACGAAAGCCCCGATACGTCGGTACTCATCAGCGAATATGGTGCGACTCTGGCCTCGCTGCAGTCAGTCCCGGCGATGCTCGGGAAGATGATTGACCCCCTGTCATCTTTGTGGCTGACTGTCAGTACCTCGCCGTTGAGTCTGAGTGTTTTCTTGGGGTTTTTTCGCTTGAACAACAGCGGGATCAGCTCGGGAAAATCGTCTCGAAGCTCCCTCGAAGACTCGAGAGTTTTGAAAAGATTGTCTCTGTGCTCATTGCTTTTGTCGTCGGTTGCTCCGACCAGCACGGGGAATTTGCGATGTCCGTAAAGCACGGCCCAGGCTGTGGCGACGCGAGCCAGCGTCGATTTTAATCCACCTCGGCGGACGGCTCGGCAGCGCTTGCCACCGTTCAGGATTACCGACTGGAATGCGTCACACATCTCGATCTGGTATGGCGACAGCCCCCGGTAGCACGCAGCTTTCATGTACGTCAGCGCGAATTTTTTTAGATCGCGTCGGCATGACTCGCGGCGTCGTGGATCGCGGATCTCCGGTAGCGGCCCGATCTCCTGAGACAGTGCAGTCCGTTCGTTTTGCGCGGCGTTGACTCGATCGGAATGGCTTCGTGCGGCATCGGCTTCTTGATCGCCGTCCGGTCCCTCCGCGTCGAATTGATCTTCCTCGGCAATCCAATACTCAACCTGCAGCAAGTCCGCTGGTGTCGTCGCCGATTCGAGCAATTCGAGCAAGTGCAGCCCTTTTACGTTCGGCAAATTCTTCCTCTGTCGCTGGTAGATTTGGGTTGATGTCGAGAACTCTGTGTCTACTGACTGTTGGCGATGGGTTTGTTTTTCGGTTCTGAGCATTCATTGCGACCAACACTCTTGCGGCTGCGACCCTTGCTCGGGCGTCCCCAGTTCTTGCCACGTCCGCAAGGATCTCTGGCAAGTCGTCCATCACGTCAGCAGGGATTGACCAGTCGTTTGTGATTGCCCGGCTGATCAGATTCAAATCCTTCGCTGGTTTCTCTCGGTTTATGATCTCAACGTGTTGTTTTGCAGCTCGTTGTTCGTCCTGCTGGACCTGTGCCACTGCCTTGAGGATTGTTGCGGCTGCTGCGCTGGCGTGCTTTGGATCGCTAGTTGAGTCGATCGCAATCTTGACTTGCCGTCGAATCACAGCGGCCAGCATCTCGGGTGTCATCGCGTCGGCGAATGCGTCGGTGATTGGCGTTGGCTCTGGCATTACTCAACGATCATTTCAAGAATTAAAGCGTCCGGGTCGGATTTGCACCGCCCTCTTCGGCATGGATAGTCGATGTGTCGCTGTCTACACTTCGGACGCGTTTTGGATACGGTTTTCGTAACGGTTCAACCGTGCGTTTCATGTCTTCATCAAGAGGCATTACGTATTTTAACTTCCCGTCAACAACTCTTTTTGGAATGTCGTCGGTTGCCAGTCGCCGCTTTTTCCCAAATGGACCACCTGTCATCTCCCTGTTGTGCTTCCATCGCCCCTCGTGAAACCACTCTGTAGTTTTCTGTGATTTCCCCAGATATACCCACCCTCCCGCCTGATAGACGCCGCCATGATGCCCCTGTCTTCCGTCTGCATAGCTAACGATTACCCGTAGCTTTGGGCATTTTGCTCGCAACATTGCCAGTGAGATTTTCAAAATTCGACTTACTGGAGTTTGGTGTCGCGTCAATGCAATTCTAACCAATTCGCACGCGAACTGAGGTTCACACAAGGAGGATGCCATCTCCCGATTCGCACCCAGCCCATACATCACACAACCAATAAACGACCCCGACTCCCAAACACCCACCTTGCAAAGCTTTCCAATTGGCATTGTCCTGCTGTAATGCCAGTGTTGAACTGCAAACTTCGCGGCCTCGTGCGAACACCAGTCAAGCTTTAACACAGGTTTAGAATTCATGGCCACATCCCGGACATACATGCTTGGATTTTTCGTCAAGCTGGCCTTGGCTTTCTACGTCAGTTGGACCGAAGCTTGGAACCTCGTAAAGCCCCGCTTTGTCGGCAAGATCGGTCATCATCTGCTGTAGTGCCTCGTCGCCGGTATCGACTTCGCGCAGCAACTGGTCGAGAAGAATCTTGTCGGCCTCGGCCATTGCGGAAATTGGATCGTGCGTTAGCAACGCTTTTTTGGCTTCGTCCTCGTCGAAGTCGGTCATGTTTACTTCGATTGTTGCTTCAAGTCCGTACTTCGCAAGTAGATGCTCTTTTCGCAATTGGCCGTCAATCAGCCGTATTGTGCCCTGCTCGGTCTCGTAAACGTCCGGATAGCCATAGAATCCCAGTTCGGTTTCAATGCCCGCAAATGCTGCCCGCTGCGATTCAGGATGCTTGCGAAAATTCAGCGGGTTGTCTTCAATGTCAGCGACTCGGACAAGGCGAAGACCCTTGTTTCGGATGCGTGGTGAATTCACTTTTTCCCCTTTCCCTCGATTGAATTCGCAAAATTAAATAAAAACTCAACGGAATGGCTTTGTGTATGCACTTAAACGGCAAAACTCGCTAGGAGGGACCCATTGTTTTTTTCAGACCACTGCAGAAGTAATCTCGAACGTGCTCGACCCAGCCACAAACGTCGAAAATGTCGTCCCCCGACTTGTCGTAATTCGATAGGTGGCCAACGGTGTCAACCCCACAAACTGAGCAAGCCCGTTGCTGTCTGATGTTACCGTCTTGATAACCGGGCTCACGGCCTCACCTGTTGCCCCGCTGGCTGTGCGTGTCATCTGGATTGATACCACGACCCCTGATTGTATCACCGTCCCTGTGGTGTCGGTCGTGTAAAGATATCCCGTCACGCCCCCCGATGGGCTCGGCGTGATCGTGATCGCGGTTAGCTGGTACGTCTGCGATGTGGTCCCCGAGACAACCAGCGATGCAGTGTTCCCCTGGTAGCCGTTGGCCGTCACGACGATTGAGTACGTCCCGTTGTCCAGCGACAGCACGGAGACCCCGCTGACGTTGGTTGTAAGCGTCCCCTCAATCAGCCCGTTTTTCCACGCAGTTACCGTGGCCCCTTGGATCGCAACAGACGACGTCGTTTGAATCGTGATTGTCACCGGGTTTGCACCCGACCCACCCCCACCTGTCGGTGCGTTGGCGAGAAATGCAATCGACCCCACCCCGGTAGACACAAGCACGCCTGTGGCGGACACACCCCCGATTTGCGTTGCGTTAGATGACACAACCCCCGCAGAAACCTGTGCTTGGTCCGCCCCGGTTCCGCTGGTCAAAAGACTCGCGTTTGTCGTCACCGCAGTATCTGGCAACGCGGTTAACCCACCGTTTGTAGCTTTGACAATCACCAGCATTCGCTGAATTGGATCGCAAGTCGCTTCGGTGAACCTCACCCACAAATCACCAAGAGTGTTCGTGTCACTTGTCGTGAGCGTGAATTTGTAGAGGTTGTTTCCAACACTGGTTGCGGTCGATGCACCGGCGCTTGGGTTTGCGTATGCTGCCCCATTTTTGGAAATTGTCACCGTTGGCGACAATGCTGAACCGGCTTCTGTAATATGATCGGATGCCAAATACATTGGCAACGTCACTATATGAGACGTTGATTGTGGGAAGCTCATTTGTCGTTTATTCCGCCTTCCGTAAAGACTCTCGCTCGACCTAATCCACCACCGCTTGACGCGGTAACCGCCTCAATTTTGGGGACGATTGGATACACCGCCAGTTGGTTATCGGTAAATGCGATGCTGCTCGGCGATGTCGTCGCAAACAGCAGTCCTGAGTATGACTCGCGAATTGCCTGAGAGGAAAATGTCGGAACAACCTGCGTGGTGAATGCGGTCGCAGATGTCATATTCAGGACGAATCGATACTGCGTCCCGGCGGTCATCGACAGCGAATCAAATAGCGGGACGAAGTGAGCAAACACCCCGCCCACACCGGATGCCAGCTTGTCTACGACAAACGTAGGAGCTGATCCCAATAGCGTTGGGGTGGATCCAGAATAGACCGACAAAACAAAATTGGATCCGGATGCCACGCGGGCACTCACATACACGCCAGCGCAAACGCAATCGACTGGCGGGGTAAATGTGTTGCCGACGTAAAATGGATTGCTTGACGAATTTGGCGTTGAGTTTGCAAGTGACGACGGGCAAACAAATCCAGTACCGACGTAGCCATCGGCGTAAATCGGAGCAATTGCCGGCGCTCCTGCCGTTACCACAGCCCACGTTCCCGCTGATTGTTGTGCGGCGTACGGCAGCCCAACGCTACCCCCGGCGCTGGTTACTCTGGTCGCAATTGTGGCTGTGGATCCTGCTGCTGCTGACGCGGAATTGATTACGATTTGCATCTGGTCGCCCGGCGTTCCGGAGTACGGAGTCGCGAGCGTGACCGTGTTGATGCCGACAACTGGTATCACGGTCCCTGTTGCCGTCCCACCACCGTAAACCGTGCCGTTTGGCGTTGCTCGACTGGTAATCCCTTGCAGGCTGACCGTGTATGTCGGCGGTGCCGTAATAGCGGTCGCGTTGAACATCACCGCAATAATCGCGCCGTGTCCGCCCTCAAGCGCGAACACCGACCCCGCACTATTGTTTGCGGCATTGAGCGCGATCGTCGTGAATGTTGTGGCTGTGATTACCTCGGATGAATCCAGCAATCGATAGCGGCCAATTGCCATCTCACCACCCCGCCACAGCATTTTTTAGCTGTTGTTTTGTTGCCCCGGATCGAATCAGTTCACCCCATGTGTCTTCACTGAATCGCTGGACCTCGATAAACGCCTCACGCTCGGCTCGGGCTCGGATTACGTCCTCCTCCGTTGGCTCGGCTGGAAAGCCCAGGCTCATCCAGTACGGGCACTGTGAGCCATCGAGGCACAACACCAATGCGCGTAATTCTGCCACGCATTCGGCAGCGGTCTTGCCTGTGAATTTATCAAATCCAATTAACTCGCGTAACAGCATTTTGACCTCAATTTGGAATTGTGCAGCCTGTGATTGTGTTGATTTGACCTGCCAGCCCCAGCAACTTGCTTTGATTTTGCTGGTAATCTCGCTGACACTCCATCAGCATTTGCATTGCAGCTCGATGGCGATCGTCGGCAACTTCAAGCCGATCTCTCAGATTTTGCGTCAGTGCGGATTCCGCTCGAAACTTTGCCTGCAAATCTGCACAGTTGGCGATGGCGTTGATATTTGTCGGCGTAAACTGACTTGTCGGACCTGAACTCATTGTTTTTCTCGTTGGATTTTTTTCAGCATTCGCTCAAACTCGCCTTCGACAAACACCGGAACCGGCGTCAATTTCTCGAGGCTAATCTCGTCGATTCTTCGGATGATTTGCTTTTGGTTTACGCTCAGCCTCGCGATTGAGTCGTGAGCGATTGTCAGCATGAGACCAATTAAGATCAGTGCCCCGTAGACCTCTGCTCGTGTCGCTGGCTCAGTAAATCGCGGCACAAATCAGTCGCCCTTTTGAGTTTTTCCACCCACAATTACCCGATGCACATCGTTGACTTTTTGCGAGATGTCGTCGGTTTTTCTGACCTCTGATTCTGCGATATTGACTAGCTTTTTTCCGTTCTCAACCTGCGCGGCCTGAGTCTCTGTTAGCTGTCGAACGGTCTCAAAATGATTGTCCAGCAGCTTATCAAACCGGGGTCTTAGCCACGTCGTGAAATTCCACAGACCCATACCCCCGAGGAAAACCAGCACCGTTGGCCATCCGTGTTT